GCTTGGCTTTGGTGATCTTGGAGCGCAGCGTGGACAGATACCCCTTGAACACCAGCTCCTCGATGCTGACCGGCTCCAGCAGATCGTCAAAGAGCGCAGGCTTGTCTGTAATCAGGCCATGCCCCAGGCGGTAGGGCGTGGCCGTCAAACCGATGACCCGCAATGCAGGGTTGATGGCCTTCAGGTCGGCCAGAAACTGGCGGTAGCCACCCTCGTCCTTGTGATTGACCAAGTGGCACTCATCAATTATCACCAGGTCAACGTGGCCAAGCGCACCAGCCTTGCTCCGCACCGACTGAATCCCAGCAAACGTGATCGGCTCCCCTAAGTCCTTGCGGCCAATGCTGGCGCTGTAGATGCCCATCGGTGCACCAGGCCAATGCTGGCGCATCTTCTCGGCATTCTGCTCGATCAGCTCCTTGACATGGGTCAGCATCAGAACCCGAGTCTCTGGCCAGTTCTGCAGCGCGTCCTTGCACAGCGCGGCCACGATGTGGCTCTTGCCTGAGCCGGTTGGCAGCACCAAGCAGGGATTGCCTGCATGGCCTGCCTCGAACCACGCATAGAGCTGGTCGATGGTTCGCTGTTGGTAATCACGGAGCATCAGCCAACCACCCTCCCGCCAAAGTCCCTACGCATCTCAGCGATGAACGCATCACCGCTGGCGCAGGCTTTGGCGTTGGCCAGCAACTCTTTGGAGCCAAAAACGCCTTCCTGCTCAGGATCACCATTGGCCAGATTCACGCCATTGATCTCATACACAGCGGTGAACTCGTTCGGACCATCCTTGCGCTGCCAAGGCACCAAGTCAGGATGCAGGACATGCGACTCGCAACCAGTGCGCTGGGCATCCAAAGGAATCTCAGCATCCCACTTGGCGCAGTGCCAAGTCGAGTCAGGCATCGCTGTGGCCAAAGCACAGGTGCGGCAGTTCACATGCTTGGTGGTCTTGCTCTGATGGCAGAAATCATGTGCATCACAAAACTTGCACTGATACCAGCTTGCATCTGAACTTATCGGCTCAGGCATGCGGTCACTCAAAGCAATGCGCTGGCCGCGAGCAATGGCAGGCAGCGCCACATCCTTGTCGAACTTCACGCGCTCGGTGTGGATGCGATCATCGTCCTTGCAAACAGCAAGATATAACGCACGGTCAATTTCTGTTCCTGCCATATACACTTGCATCTGCACAAAGTGCTCAGGCTTTGACTTTTCTACGCCATCCTTCACCAGAGCATCAAACGACTTCTTGCTGTGCGTCTTAAACTCGGCAATGTGCTTGGACTTGGGCGCTTCTGGCACACCATTGTCGATGATCGCATCCAGGCTCCCAGATACATGACTGCCAAAATCCACACGATGCTGGGCAGACACCTTGCGGACATCGATGCCAATGGCACGCAAGTCGCTGATGATCGTGGCCTCCTCATTTTGGCCCCGGCGAAATAGGCGCAGGATACGGCCAGGGAACTTGGGCTGCACAGCCCAGCGGAAAGACAGCCACAGCCACCGATCACATACATGGCCAAGTGTACTTGCGCCCAAGTGTGGCCTCGGAACTTCCGCTTGATCTTCATGGTGTTTGTCGATCAAAGCAGAAATTGAATGTTCTGAATCTGGGATTTTCATTTGATATGCGTCCACGTTTCAAATTGCACAATTTTTTCTATGGTGCGGTAATGCACGCCATGTTTTTCTGCCAGCGCGTGATTGCTGAGATTACGTTTGATATACTCTCTCAGCTTGTCACGCTGCACCACGGCAGACTTGATTTCATCAACGGCTTCTGCTGTTAATTTACTGTGCTTCAATTCTTCGCCCTTTCTTGCAAACTCCCTTGAGCGTGATAGGTATTCGCCACGCTCAAGGGTTTTTTGATTGCGCGACTCTTTGCCAAAACTTTTTGAATAGTTTGTCTGAGCCACGCTATGATCACTTTTTAGCCCAAGGCGGTGCGGCCTTGGCAGTGGCGGCTTGAGCAGCCTCAGCCTGCTTCACAAAAGGCGGCACATTGGCAGCTGGCGCTACGCTACCGGACACAGACTTGAAGCCCTTGACCTCATTGCTTGCACCGTACTGAGCGTCCTCTTTGACCTCCAGCTTGATGGCGATCTGGCCACCAATCAATTGGTCGGTGTCGGTGACCTTGGCCAAGCCAATCGCACGCATGATGTCCCCGAGCTGCTGGCGACCGATCTCCTCAGCCTTGGGGTTGGCATTCTTGATATTCAGATTGCCAAACACCACACGCCCTTGATGGCTTGGGCCAGTAATGTCATAGCGCAGTTTGATGTACTGGCCATTGCCAGCCTTGGTGTCCTTCAGCTCGGCCTGCGTAATCGTCACTGTGTACCAGCCAGCAGGCAGCGGCTCAAAGTTGCTATTGCCTTGTGGCAGTTGGTTTACATCAAAAGTTTCATTCAAAAAAGCCATGATTTATTACTCCTTGGGGATGATTTTGAAAGATGGGCGGCCAGGCTTGGCCGTGATTGCTGCTGCCAGCGGCTTGGTGATCGACTCATCTGCTGCCTTCCAGATGGCCATGTTGATCTCAGGCTTCCAGCGAAACAGCTTGGCTAAATGGTCTGTCAGACCAAACTCAGCGGCCAGCTCCTGCACTTTGTCACCATCGACCTTGCGGTCGATGCGGCCAACGATCTTGATCTCAAATCGACCAGGATTAACGGTCTCTGTGCCTTCAAGGTTTTCGGCAATGGATGCCAACTTCTTGATGTGGTCTTCAATATCGCGTCGATCCGCTGTCGCATCTTCTTCCTGCTTCTTAGCAGCCAGCCACATGCTGGCCAGCTCGTTCATGTCATTGGTCAAAGTCTTGGTGATCATGCTTTGCCCCCAATCTTGGCAATGATTGCGCCGAGGTCCGGCGCTTCCCAAGCGTCTAATTTTCCAGAGCGATCCTTGGCCAGCCAAAGGCCATCAGAGTCGCACATCAGTGCACGCTGAGTCACACCTTCAGCATCACGCTCGACACGCAGCGCCAGCACCTCATCAAAGAAGTACGGCAGACCCTGCGTTAAGCTCTTGCCAGGCATACCTGGGTTGTAGAGCATCTTGCCCATCTCGTCGGTTGACTTCTCCAGCTTGGCCGACATGAATACATGCTTGCCTGGCAGATCGCGGAAAGCGCGGATCAGTTCCTGCATGGTGCTGTTCATCTCGCCATAAGCAGCGCGGCCATCCTTGGACTTCTTCATCTCATGGGACAACACCACCTCAGCAACTTCGCTGATCGAGTCAAGCGCCACCGATTGAAAGCCAGCGGCCTCCTTGCTGTCTCTGGCCCATGTGAAGGCCTCGCGCAAGTCGTCCATCGAGGCGATCTCGATGTAAGGCAGGTCAGCGTCCTGAATGGATAACAGGCCACCCTCAGCTGACAACACGATCACATTAGGCAGGGTCTTGACCAGCGTAGTCTTACCAGCACCGGCTTGGCCGTACACCAACAACTTCACTCCATTGGCAGACAAGCTGCCGGTCGATTTCAAATTGATAGCCATGTGGCTCTTCTCCTTGGTTTGCGCCCACTTCAGGAAATCTGTTCTGGGCGTAAAGCAACTATAAATCATTTTTTAGTGTAATATCAACACATAGAAAGTTTTTTTTAACAGGAGGAACCAACATGATGACCCTCGAACAGATACGTGAAGCCCTTTCAGATCGAATGCCCATGAAGGTGGCAAAGGCCACCGGCGTGCACTACAACACCATACGCAAAGTGCGTGATAACCCAGACGCAAACCCCACGCACAAGGTCTTGCAGGCTTTGTCGGACTACCTGGAAAGCCGCAAGGTGACGCATGGCTGACCTTTCAAAAGTACTCGGTGGGCCGTGGGCACCACCACCAGAAAAGCGGGTCGCACCGCCTGAAGAGCAGTTCATCGATGCGATCAAAGCAGCAGGGCTTGAGCCACCAGATCACATCGAGATGGACGGTAAAATCCACCGATTCAAGTCAGGCACCAAAGGAACGCCAGGCCACGGTGACAAGTCAGGATGGTATCTGGTGTTTGGTGATGGCATTCCAGCCGGTCGATTCGGATGCTGGCGAGCAGGCATGGAAGTGACATGGCGTGCAGACGTAGGAAGAAAACTCACGCAGACCGAGGAAATGTCACACGCCAAGCGACTGGCCGAGGCCAAAGCCCTGCGAGACGCAGCACTTGAGCGTCAACACCAGCTGGCCAGCGAAACAGTTGAGAAAATCTGGGAAGGTGCCCAAGGAGCCAGCCCAGAGCATCCATACTTGCAGCGAAAAGGCATTGGCGTGCATGGAGCAAGGATTACAGGAGACGGAAGGCTGGTGCTGCCACTCTACGACCAAAACGGCACGCTGGCCACGCTGCAATATATTGACCACACCGGCGGCAAGCTCTATCACCCAGGCGGTCAGACAGGCGGCAAGTTCTGGATGGTAGGCTCACTAGATGAGCCTGGCACGCTGTTCGTGGCCGAGGGATTCGCAACGGCAGCCACCATCCACGAAACCACCAACAGGCCGGTCGTGGTGGCCTACAGCGCCAGCAACTTGGTGCCAGTCACGGGCACACTCCGAGAAATGTACGGCGCAACCCAGGACATCGTTATCGTGGCAGACAATGACAGCTCAGGCGTTGGCCAACGCTACGCAGAACAGGCCAGCGCCAAGTACGGGGCCAGGATGGTCATGCCACCCATCCAAGGCGATGCCAACGATTACGCCCAAGCAGGCAACGATCTGGCCAGCCTTCTCATGCCATCCCATGATGATTGGCTCATCCCCGCAGACGACTTCTGCGCCCAGCCCAGCCCAATCAGCTGGCTCGTCAAGCGATGGATTCAATCCCAAGCCCTGGTGATGGTTCACGGCCCAAGCGGTGGCGGCAAGACCTTCGTGGTCTTGGATTGGTGTCTCAGGATGGCCAGCGGCATCGAAGACTGGGCAGGCCACAAGGTGCGCCAAGGCAATGTGGTCTATCTGGCAGGCGAAGGCCACCACGGTCTGCGCGGCAGGGTCGCTGCATGGAAACACCACCACAAAGCAGGCAAGCTGGCCATGTGGCTGTCAAAAGACGGATGCGACCTCAACACCCCGACCGGCTACCTTAAAGTCGTCGAGCAAGTCAGGATGCTGAAAGACAGACCCAGCGTCATCGTGGTCGATACCTTGCACCGTTTCCTACAAGGCGATGAGAACTCAGCCCAAGATGCCAAGACCATGCTGGATGCCTGCAACGCTCTTATGATGGAATTCAACTGCTCAGTGATCTTGGTGCACCACACAGGTGTGGCCGAGGAAGCCCAACACCGAGCACGAGGCTCAAGCGCATGGCGAGGTGCTCTGGACATCGAGATCAGTATCGTGCCAGGCAAAGATGATCAGCCCATGCAGATCGTCCAACGCAAATCAAAAGACGCTGAACTGGCCCAGACCGTACACGTCGAGCTGCAACAAGTGGCCATCCCCGGCTGGTACGACGAGGACAACCAGCAAGTAACTAGTGCTGTGATCGTCCAAGCTGAAGCCCCAACAGCCCCGAAAAAAGAGTCGAAACTGGATGCGCATCGTAAAGCATTCGAGAACGCATGGTGGGGGACTGGCGCTGAAGAACGAGCAGGTTTACCCTACATC